TTCTCTACTTCATGGGCTTCTCATCTCATACGGATACTCAGATACTCGAGGATCCGTGTAAAATAGAAAGAGCATAGAAGAGATAGTTATGGCACGGAAAAAGCTTTCGGACGAAACCATTGCACAGATCCTTGCTGAAGCGGCCTACTTCGGTGAGAAAAAAACTGCCGAGAAGTACCAGCTTCGTGTGACGACGATCCGTAGATGGGAGAGACAGCTCGAGTTTAACCCACACCTACTTGAATTGGTTGGAGTTAAAAAGCAGGCCTTCCAGACGCGATGGGCTGAAGAGGCTGGTGCATTNATTCGACAGGGATTTTCATATCTGCATCAAGCAGCTACGAATATGACTTTCTCTGCAGAGATGATCCACGCCATTGCTGGCGCAATGAAGATTGCGAGTGAGATTCTGGCACTCCGTGAGGTACTAGATGCTAGATTCAATGGTCAGAATCGAGAAAACGATTCGCAGGATTGAACGCTGGATCCCGCGCCAAGGTCCGCGTATCGGTCAGATGTCGTTTCATGATTGGCTGCGTGCAGTAACTCCCACGTACAACTGGGTCTGGCCCTATCTGGTTTATTTACAATCCGAATTGGAGCGAGTCGCAAACGGGGAATGCCAGCGTCTGATTGTCATGATGCCACCACGACATGCAAAAACCTCTACCATTACAGTTCGCTTTCCCGTATGGTTTATGGAGAGACGTCCTGATTTACGCGTAATAGTGGCCGGTTATAATCAANTTCTCGCCAACAAGTTTAGCCGCATGAGTCGCAAAATCGCGCTTATGCGTCTCGGCCTACGAGAAAATCGACGAGCTGTTGAAGAGTGGGAGACTTCGACTGGCNGTTGGTACCGGGCGGTTGGCGTCTGCGGAGGTATCACTGGCATGGGGGCAAATCTAATCATCATCGACGATCCAATCAAGAGTCGTGAAGAAGCACAGAGCCTCACATATCGGGAGAGAGTCTGGGATTGGTATACAGACGACCTCTATACTCGCCTTGAGCCAGGCGGAGCTGTGATTCTCGTCATGACACGTTGGCATGAGGATGACTTGGCTGGCCGTATTCTAAACAGTGAGGATTCCGAAAGATGGCGGGTGCTGCGTCTTCCTGCATTAGCTGAAGAGGATGACCCTCTTGGTCGGCAACCTGGTGAGGCGCTAAATCCAGATAGGTATCCTGTGGAGGAGCTGCTTCGCATCAAATCTGTCCTTGGCAGTTGGGCCTTTGAGTCGCTTTACCAGCAGCGCCCAATGCCGATGGAAGGCGGTCTCTTTCGTAGAGAGTGGTTTAGCAAGTTCGTGGATGCAGTTCCGGCTCAGGTTGAATCTCGTGTACGGTATTGGGATAAAGCTGCTACGTCTGATGGAGACTATACAGCTGGAGTCCGTATGAGNCGAACTGAGGACGGTCTTTTCTACATCGAGGATGTAGTACGCGGCCGGTGGTCTCCAGGAGAGCGTGATAAANTCATTCGACAGTGTGCTGAGACTGACCCAATCGACACCAAGATTTATCTAGAGCAAGAGCCGGGATCGAGCGGGATTGATAGTGTGCAGGCGATTATCCGGATGCTTGCTGGCTTTTNCGTATATGCGGACCACGTAACTGGNAGCAAGCCTGTTCGAGCAGAACCGTTCGCGGCACAGGCTGAAGCGGGAAATGTGATTCTCGTACGCGCTCACTGGAATATTGCTTTTCTCGACGAGCTGCTAATGTTCCCGAATGGGACGCATGATGACCAGGTTGATGCAGCGAGTGGAGCATTTAATAAACTCGCGAAATCGCATCAGATTGAGTATATTGAAAGTTTCTGGAGGTGACATGTTGCCCAATGCACTCTACTCAGGATTAGTGGACCTTTTGGGCCNGGATGAACAGTCGCGAGTCGAAATCATTCGCAAACGCTGGGAAGGATATTACGGGAAGACGCTGCCGGTGTTCAAGAGTAAGCCGGGGCAGATTGACGATAACATCCGTTTGAACTACGCCCGTATGATTGTGGATAAAGGGGTCTCTTTTCTGTTTGGCCAAGAAGTTGGATTCGAGATTGATGAGGTGAAAGAGACGCAGGCAGAGGAATGGCTGAGCACTGTCTGGGAAGTAAACCGAAAAATGACGTTGCTGCAGCAAATCGCGCTCATCGGCGGAGTCACTGGTCACGCGTTTGTGAAGATTGTGCAGGGTGAGCCCTATCCTCGGCTTATTCCGCTTGACAGCGAGACCGTGACAGTCTCAACTGCACCAGATGACCTTCAAACGATTATGAGCTACCAGATTTCCTATACGGCTCGCGATCCGAAAACGCAAAAGCCGATTGGAGTACGTCAGGTGATTGAGCGCGATGGGCAACGGTGGGTGATCCTCGACCAGGTTGGTGACCTTGAACNCCTGGTTTGGACTACTGTCACTGAGACTATCTGGCCGTACGAATTTAGCCCAGTGGTCGATTGNCAGAATCTGCCAGCTCCTGGGGAGTTCTGGGGGTGCAGCGATTTAGAAGATGACATCCTTGAGATTATCCATGCAATCAACTTCATTGCGAGCAACACAGCACGGATCATTCGCTTCCATGCTCACCCGAAGACCTGGGGGCGAGGATTTACGTCGAAGGATTTACGCATCGGAGTAGATGAGACAATCATTTTGCCCGGTGAAAAGTCTGAACTCCATAATTTGGAGATGCAGAGCGACCTAGCCTCGAGCCTTGCCTATCTTGACCGTCTCCGTCAAGTACTACACGAGATTAGTCGTGTTCCAGAAGTTGCTACGGGAAACTTAGAGCGGGCAGGCGGTCTCTCTGGAGTTGCTCTGCAGATTCTGTACCAGCCGCTCCTTGAAAAAACGGAGACGAAGCGCTTGCTCTACGGGGATATGCTTGTTGAGCTCAACCGCCGTTTATTAGCGATTGGTCGCTACGGCGACAACAATCGTACCGTTCTCCACTGGCCAAAACTGCTTCCGTCTGATCCGATGCAAGAGCGTCAGACTGCATTGATTGACCAGCAGCTTGGGGTAAGTCGGGACACCATACTGCAAAAACTGGGCTATGACCCAGACTTGGAGCTACAAAAGAATCAAGTAAGTAGTGAACAACTGGGAGAGAATTTGTTGACNGCATTTGACAAAGGACAATGACCCGCTGTTCTGCTAGACCAGATAACCACAAGCAATCGGGTGTACAGGTGGCAGACTGCCGATTGCTGGACACATCCCTGCCGGGCGCGTTTGGTGGTGTTGCGGAACTCAGTGTGAGGAGACCCGGAGCGGGAAAATAATAACGAGGTGTCAATGAACATAGAGATAAATTCCGGTGTTATTACTGTTACGGAAAATATTCCGGAAGATTGGGAGAAGAAAATTTACTTATTTTCGGATGTCCACTATGACTCAATGTATTGTCAAAGAGACATCTACATCAAGCACCTCGAAAGCGCCAAGAAAGATGATGCTTGGATACTTGACGCTGNGGACTTGTTTGATGCAATNCAGGGGCGATTTGATCCGCGCCGCAATATGGATGACTTAAGACCAGAGTATCGAAGGGCAGATTANTATGATTTTGTAGTAAATGATGTCGCCAGCTTTTTAATGCCCTATGCAGATAATATTATAATGCTCGGAATGGGTAACCATGAGCTGGGGGTATTGAAAAACGTTAACTCGAACCTCACAGACAGATTGGTAAGTAAATTAAGAGAGCAGAAAAGTAAGGTTGTTTGTGGCGGTTTCAAGGGCTGGTTAAGGCTATTGGTCAGGAGAAACAATATGCCGTCTGGGTCGGTAGTGATTAGATTTTCTCATTCCGGTGGTGGTGGCAATGCACCAGTAACAAGGGGCGTAATTGATACAAACCGTCAAGCAGTATATNTGCCCGATGCCGACATTGTCTGGAATGGACACAATCATCATGGTTGGGTTGTACCCATTGCGAGAGAGAGGGTATCAAACAAGGGAGTGATATATTCTGATTTAGCTTGGTATGTGAGAACGCCAGGCTATAAAGCAGAGTATTTGTTCAGTAGTAATGGTTTTGAAGCTCAACGAGCAACTGGGCCGCGACCGTTGGGTTGCGTGGTTGTGTCATTGATTCACTCTCATCGCAGATTGAAGATTAAAGTAGAGCCGTTGTTTGAGGCTTAGATGGAACCAAACAGCGAGATTCAAAAAGTAATCGAGCAGTATCGCAGAGATTTACTGGCTAAAGAGCGGGCGGCGGCTAGTAAGCTGGTGAGAGCCTATGGCGAGGCGTGGAAGCGAATCAAAGCAAAACTGGAGCGCTTGCAAACTGAGTATGAGGCGGCAAAAGAACGTGGTGAAGAACCCGGCCCTGATTGGATTTACCAGTACAATCGAGCGCAGGCATTTCGCGACCAGGTGGAGTTTGAGTTACTTGCATTTTCACAATATGCCGAAAGGGAAGTACTGGAGCAGCAGTTGGAAGCAATCGAAGCGGCTGAACGTCATTCAGAAGAATTGGTACGCCGCGAGCTGGAGGAGCTGGTGAAGCCGCCGGAAGGAATTGTAATTGACTGGAATAAGATTGACCGTNCCAGTGTGGAGACTATATTGGGANTGACACAGGCAGATAGTCCGCTCCATAAGTTGCTACTAAGTATCTCGAGTGAAGGCGCTCAGGCTGCAGAGGATGCTCTGGTACAGGGAATGTTGATTGGTAAAAATCCGCGTGAGGCGGCACGGGAGATGCGCAAAGCGCTGGGTACGCAATTGAGCCGAGCTCTGACGATTGCACGCACGGAAACATTACGGGCACACCGTGAGGCAACGCGGGAAAGTTATCAGGTGAACAGTGATATTGTTAAGGGGTGGATATGGCATAGTGCATTGGATACAAGAACGTGTGCAATGTGCTGGGCAATGCATGGGACAGAGCACAGTATTGATGAGGTGCTTGATGACCATCCCAATGGGCGATGCGCAATGATTCCAAAGACTTTAACGTGGGAGGAAATTGGGGCGAAGTATGGGATAGATTTATCGGGAATACCGGATACCAACCCTGTGATTGAGTCGGGAATATCACAGTTTGAAAAGCTATCCAAAGAACAGCAAATTGCCATTTTGGGACAAGCGAAATATGATGCGTGGAAAGCTGGGAAATTCACGTTGAGTGATTTAGTGGGGAGGAGGTATTCGAAAGCATGGGGGTCGATGCGATACGAGAAGAGTTTGGCAGAGTTATTAGAAGAATCAAAGGCGCAAAAAGGAAAGGATTTGAACATTGTCCTAAAGCAGTTAGAAGAAGAAATTGTGAATCAAGAGTATGAAACGACAATTGTTTTAGATGAGAATGGCAATATTGTTTTTCGTAAAAATGGCGAAAGTGATAACGTAGAATTTACTAGAGAAGAAGCGGACATGATGAAGGGGATGATACTTACTCATAATCATCCTCGCGGATGGACTTTCCCAGAAGATGACCCACGACATGCTGGAAATGGTTTTTCCCCTGATGATATCCATATTGCAGCATTTAGTGAAGTTAAGGAATTAAGAGCAATCACACCAGGTTATATTTATTCGCTTAGACCGAATAAAAACGGTCGGTTCCCATTTAATTCTTGGAACATATATCAAGCAATTTCTGAACAGGTTAGAAAAGAGTTTGAAAACAAGATATCTACCGGGGAGATGACACCATCACAAGCTGAAGCAATACATTGGCATGAAGTTTCTACAAGATTCGCAAAACTATGCGGTCTTGAGTATAGTAGAATCGAGAGGAGAAGATGAAATCACCAAAACTAGCAATAGATGACAGGTGTCAGTTATGGACAGGCTATGAGTACCGTTGTGTTTTGGGTAAGATTACAAAGATGGAGTATCTCCGTGAGATGGCAGACAGAGATGTTATCGGTGCCATTCATGCCGCTGAATGGTGGCTCGAACAATATCCCGATGATGAAGAAGCCGAAGAGATGCGAAAATTCATTGAGGTGCAAGTAGCCAAAAGTTGCTCTTCGATTCGCAAAAATTCTGATATAATATAACTGCAGACAGCTGTAGGAAATTGAGTATGGAACTGCAAGATTTGATAGTGTGTGAAGAAACAGAATGTCTTTGGACGTGGGAGCGGATGCTTGACAAAACGCTTCCTTATTACGGTGGTGATGTTGAATTTTCTGTCAATTGAGGTGCAAGATGGCGATTAGCGAAAAACCGTGGAGTAGTTTTAGTGAAAGCGACTATAACGACAGCCAATGGTATGAGGCGTGTTTAATCAAGCCACCAAAAAGCGAATACACGGCAAAAAATCAGGCTAAATTACCCGTTCGTGAACCTGACGGAACATTAAATCGTAACGGAGTACACGCCGCAGCTGCCGCACTCGCTGGCGCTCGTGGTGGCGTGAAGGCGAGTCCGGAAGACAAACGCAAGGCGGCGCGAGAGTTAATTAGGTTATATCGAGAACTGGAGGAAGAACCTCCTGAATCTATTAAGCGATTAGCGGAGTAAAAGAATTATGACTGACGAAAAAGAAATGACCCAGGCGGTCACCGATGGCGCAACCCAGGAGGTTGCACAACAATCTGAAGCCCAGGCGGCGGAGGAAGAGCGTTTTGACACTGAGTATGTGCGCAAACTGCGCGCGGAAGCTGCTGAGTATCGCAAGCGATTGCGAGAATTAGAAGGCAAGGTCAGGGCGGAAGAAGAATCCAAGATGACCGAGCAGGAACGATTGCAAAAACGGCTTGCGGAGCTGGAACGCAAAGAGACAGAGTACCAACAGGTTCTCCAGGCGAGAACGCTGGAGTACGAAGTCAAATTGCATGCGTCCAAACTGGGAGTGGTTGACCCGGATGCAGTTTACCGTTTACTTGACCTCAAGCAGGTCGAGTTTGATGAGGACGGTAAGCCGATTAACCTCGAGAGGGTACTCCGGGAACTGGTGGCAGCTAAGCCCTATCTCATTGCTTCGGGTAACGTGCCATCACCAACCAACCCGGCGCAAGGGCGCGTTTCTGGTCAGCAGGTTTTCAAGCGTTCGCAATTGCGCGACACTACGTTTTATGCTGCCAACCGTGATGCTATTTTACAAGCGATGCGGGAGGGGCGTATTCTTGAAGATTAATTGAGGTGAAAAATGGCTAATATTACGACTACTACTGCAGCTGCATTTATACCTGAGATCTGGGCGCAGCGTGCTTTAGAGGTTTTGCGTTCCAATGTTGTCTTGGCGAAGTTGGTTACTAAGGATACTGACCTAGCAACATTTCAAGTTGGTGATGTATTGCATATCCAATATCCTGGTACTTTTACCGCAAATGACAAATCAGCTAACACTGCTGTAACTTTACAAACTCCATCCGGTGGTGCAGAACCGACGGTTACTTTGGATAAACATAAAGAAGTTTCTTTCCTAATTGAGGACCCGGCACGAGCACAAGCAAATCAAGACTTGATGGACCGGTATGTTAATGCTGCTGTACCAGCAATTGCCGAAGCGATTGAGTCCGACTTATTTGCTCTGTATTCTGGTTTGTCTGGCTCAGTTGGAACGTCCGGAACAGATATTACAGCTGCAACCATTCGGGCTGCACGAAAGAAATTGAATGACAATAAAGTACCACTTTCACCACGTCACATGGTTATTTCATCCAAAGATGAAATTGCTTTGCTTGGTGATAGTAATTTAGCAACTTACTTCGCAAATGCACGCTCAGAAGCTGTTGCTCAAGGTGCAATTGGGCAGCTTTATGGTTTCACAATTTGGATGAGCCAACTTGTTCCGGTGGCTACTGGTACTCCAAGTTCTACCAAGAACTTAGCATTCCATCCTGAGTTTGCCATCCTGGCAATGCGTGCTTTACCTGACCCACCAGATGGGTCAGGCGCTCGTTCTGCTGCTGTTCGTGACCCTGAAAGTGGATTGGTAATTCGTGTAACTTCCGCATACAATCCAACCTATCTTGGTGTACAGGTCACGTTAGACGTTTTATATGGCGTTGCAGAGCTCCGCGATGCTGCTGGTATCGTGGTGCTGTCGTAACTTATTGGTTGGGGGGCAGCGGAAGAGTTCCGGTCTTTCTCCTTTGCTCACCGCTGCTCCAAAATTAGGGAAGCAATGAAGACAATAGCAGTTGCTACACCATCACGAGGGATGATCCACAGCCGGACAGTAGATGCTGTAATCAGAGCCGTTCTCGAAAGCGGTCTAGAATTTCTGGGCTGGAGTATTACTCATGATTTACCCATTCCGACCTCGCACGAACAAGTTTGTATGAGTGCTCTTGAGAGCGGGGCGGATTATGTCTGGTTAGTTGAGGAAGATGTTGTGCCACCAACAAATGCTGTTTCCCTTATGCTTGAGACAATGAGCCAGCAGTTGACAGTTGGAGCGTTTATTGATTACCCAATTAGCTGGCGACCCACGTATAACTGCGCTAAGGTTACATCAAAAGGCACTTTAGTATGGTGCGGTAATGGCTGTCTTTTACTTGACCGGATTGTCTTTGAGCGTCTCGAAAGGCCTTGGTTTGAGAATACTAACGAAGTTGATGTAAGGGTCGATGGGGAAATAGTTTCGATACGATCGTTCCCGAAGCCCTATGATTATGGCGGTCAGGACATCAACTTCTCGTTGAAAATATACCAGTCAGGGATGCGAATCGCTTATGTGAATCCAGGAATAGCAATATGTGACCATCTCTATCTCGAAACTTGGGGAATGCAAGGAACAAATAAAGGTATGCATAAAGTGCTTTATCGACCTAAACCAGAAAGGAGAATATAGTGGCGAAGTACATCGTGAATCAAAAGGGTGTAGTTCACAGTATTCCGGATGATTGGGCAGTTCCTCATGGATGTCGTGAGGCGACACCGGAAGAGATCCGTCAGTGGTTGTTGAATCAAGGTATTGAAGCGGAGGTAACGAATGACGGCACGAGCGAGTATGGCTCTATTAATAAGTCTAGTGAGAGACCTCATCGGCGATCCAGAAGGTAGCACTCAAACATTCTCGGATGACCAGATCCAGCGGTCGCTGGACATCCATCGGTGGACTATGGATTATGTACCTCTTACTCCGATACCAACGATGGAGAATGGAAGTGTGAATTANTATACATGGGTGCATGAAGAAGGCTATTGGGAATCCGATGCCAAATTCTACGATGGTAGTTATAATGAAATTACGCCGTCATCTTCGGATCCAATGATTGGGTCTTGGACATTCTCAACTGCCCAAACATTTGTCTTGATTAAGGGCAAAATTTACGACCCTTATGGTGCAGCGGCTGACTTGCTGGAGATGTGGGCTGCTAAAGTGTCTCTTGAATTTGATGTAGATGTTGATGGAGCACGTATGGATCGCAGCCAAAAATCGCAAGCACTAAAAAGCCTATCCAGTGTTTATAGACAACAGCAAAAAGTATTAATTGGGAGTCAAATGAGAGATGACCTCTACTAGTGATATCGACAAAATTAGAGTTGAACAAGAAAAGCTCATGCCTGAAACGGTGTATGTGCAACGGTTGACGAGGACATCGGACGGAGCAGGTGGTTGGTCGGAAAGTTGGCAAACCATTGCAACAACGAAAGGCAGGATAGCAGCAAAAAGTGGTAACGAAAACGAACTTGGCGGAAAGACCACAGCAATAACTACTTACCTGATTACGTTGCCCTCGAACATTGAGTTGGAAGATGATGACCGTTTACAAATAAATGGGGAGCAGTATCAGATTACAGCTCCATTGAATCGCAGCGAAAAAACGGCGCTGCAAGTTATTTGTAAAAAATTGTGAGGTGAAAAATGAACGCAGACAGTCTTTCTTTAATTGCTGGTTCTTTGTTATCCCTGATATTTTCGTATGTGCCGGGGTTGAATGATAAATTCAACGCCTTGAGCGCTGAGTATAAGCGAGGGATTATGCTAGGTCTTGTTGTAGTTGTCGCATTGGCAATCTATTTCCTGACCTGCTCGTCCCTTGCGATTGATTTGGGCATGAAAGTAACCTGTGGTAAAGCTGGGTTAGTTGAAATGGCTAGAGTGATTGTGTTAGTTGCGATTGCCAATCAGGGAGCGTACGGGCTAACAAAACGGAATTAACAATATGACCACCATAGATTGGACTCAAATCGCTGTACAGCTACCAATAGTGGCAATCTTCATTTGGTACTCGCTTGAGTTGCAAAAGCGCTATCAGGAGTCCATGAATAAACGTGATGAGGCTTATTTGGCCGCATTGGACAAGATAGCAAGTAAACTCGACGAGCATGATAAAAGGTTCGCAGAAGCACAAGTGGCAATGGCGGAAGCACAAGCAAAACGACAGACGAGGAAAGCATGAACGTTGCTATTCGATTGCCCTTTGACGGTGGTTACCCCGTCACCCAACTGTTTGGCGAAAACCCGGACATTTATTCACAGTTTGGCAAGCCAGGTCATAATGGCGTTGACTTTGGCTTGCCAACTGGTACACCTGTATTAGCTGCTGCGGATGGAAAAGTGACTAGACTCGGCAATGATCCAAACGGCTATGGGAAATATATTGTACTCCAGCACGATGGATTTCAAACGCTGTATGGGCATTTGCAAGAGGTGAAAGTATCTGTCACTGAACCAATTCATGAAGGCGACACAATTGGGTTATCCGACAACACAGGGTTTTCGACGGGGCCGCATTTGCACTTTGAGTTGAGGATACCAGGATTTCCGGGAGCATATAGTGCTGGCGAGGTTGACCCGCTGCAATTTCTAAGAGCAATTGAAGCATCTGCACCTGCGGACACTGAGTATCAAAGTGACAACAACCAACCTACACCAGCACAAGGCAAGGGCATTGTACTTGTCAACAAACTGAATATACGTGCTAAACCTCATACTAATGCGGAAATACTTGATTTTTATAAAAAGGGTGACGAAATTGTTATCCTAGAAAGAAAAGTTGTTGAAGAGTGGGTGCGTACTGAAAAAGGATGGTGCGCACGGGTCTATAATGGATGGGAGTATATTGATGTACGCTAAAATTATCATCAAGTACGACCACTTCCCAGAAATAGCAGCGAAATTACCTGATGTTGTAGGTGACATAGTGCACAAGGCTGCGTTTGATATTGAAGCGAATGCTAAAGGCAACTTATGGAAAGGTCACGGTGTGGACACCGGCAAAATGAAAAACTCTATCACTAGTGAGTTTCCATCACAGACTCAAGCCATTATTGGTCCACACACATATTATGCCATCTATGTTGAGTATGGAACATACAGAATGCGCGCTATCCCATTCATGCGTTCCGCTGCTGAAAAAGTTGCTCCGTCATACCTTGCAGAATTGCAGAGATTAGAGGACCATTTGCAATGACAATCCTTAACGCAGATTACTGGTTATACACAAAGCTAAGTAGTGATAGCGAATTAGCTACATCTCTTGGTGGGCGAATCTATATTGATGTTGCTCCCAAAGATACTCAGTATCCGTTGGCAATTATTACATTTGTCAACGGTAATCAGGTTGGGAATTTGTCACGTGACCGAATTATGGATGACGAGTTATGGCAGATTGCCATTTGGACTAATCAGCCTAATTACACGTCTATTGGTGCAATTGCTGACCAAGTCAAGACCGTTCTTCATAAAGCGAGCGGTACGGGAGTCATCGGAGCGGTTTACGAATCAGAGAGACGGTTAGCAGTGCAAGAAGGTGATGTCGCTTATAAAGCGATAATCTTGGAATTTCGAGTTTATACTCAGTGAGGTGAAACATGGGAGAGAAAGCATCTATATTTCAAACGGTACAAATTGGAGTGGAGTCGTCTCCAGGAACGGCAGTTGCTGCAAATAAGAAACTTATGGCAACTTCGTTAGTTCCATCTATCAAGACAGACAGCAAGGTTTTCACACCACAAGGTAACAAGTACCCCACTTTTGCTGTACTTAACAAGGAGTGGAGTGAGTACAAAATCGAGGGTGATATAACTTACACCGATATAGTGTACTTGCTGTCATCCCTTATTTCCGCACCAACTCCTGTACAACAAGGCGGGACGGCAGCCTATAAGTGGACGTTTACGAGCAATTCCGCTTCTGAGGATACTGCGAAAACCTTTACAGTAGAGCAAGGCGATTCCAACACTGCATGGCGTTCGGCTGGAGTAAGGGTTTCTGGACTTAGTTTGTCCTTCAGTCGGGAGGAAACTAAGCTATCTGGCGACGCTGTTGGTTTGGCGCTGGAAACGGGAATTACTAAAACGTCAAGTCCAAGCGAAATAGCAGCGAAAGTAGTTTTGCCAACGCAACTCAAATTATACATGGCAGATACTCAATCTGGACTATCAAGTCCAACTGAAATAACACGCGGCTTTGCCCTTGAATGGTCTTTAACTGACAAGTCAAAGCTAATCTGGCCGATAGGTCAAAACCCCGTCGCTATTGAATCTACACCAAAGATTGGTGCAACACTGAGTGTTGCGACAGATACAGTTGGAGTGGGCTTCATCACTACTATGCGCAACGGTGCGACTAAGTGGTTCAGAATTAAGGCGACCGGGGATTTGATTGC